TATTTTATAATTTTGTTTATTTATCTTTTATATTATTACATATTCGTTGTTAATTAATAACAAATATGTATGATAAATGCCATATATTTATAAATTTTGTAATGAACAAATATACTATACTATCCCCCTAACGTATATATATTTATTTGTTTATATTATACTATTGATACATAATATAAACAAACAACTTATTTACTGGACAGTCCCTATATATAACGATTATATTATCATTTCATACCTGCATGAAATACATTATCCAGCAATTAAATACGGATCATCCACAATTGCATACAAAAAAATTAATACGAAATACTTATAGAGATATAATTATGCCGTGTGAATTAGTAAAGAAATCATTATATATGGATAATATTATTAATGCATATGATAAACTAGAATACATTGATTATATAGTTGAAAATGATAAATGTATTAACGACGATAGTGTGTTAAAATATATGTTAAAAATTAAAAAAATGTGTGTTAATAATACAGATATTAATGTTATTAATGATGCATTATCATATTACTGTTAAAAATTGAATAATTGTATGATATGTACGTTATATATGTAGTTGTAATTCATTTTAACGAATTCAATTACGTGCTATTGAACTAGTACGATTGGTTACAGAGTAACTCGGATTTACCACGAATGTCTAAACTGAATGAATGTAATGAGGAACTGCTGAACTTATCGCAATGGTTGTCCGTTGATGATAATAGCATACTAAATGAGTCCACCCGTCGATTCGATTATCGTATTATGCTCGTTATGTGTACGTCACCTGGTGAAGAGATATATTCGTCGATGAATGTGATGGTTCGACATAATGGTGTATATATGCGATTGTGTGATATGGAGACGTTACAACCAGTTGGCGGTATTGATAGATATGCCGATGCCATTGCATGCAATGCAATAAACGACATGATTAAAATCGCGAAGTTGATGGTTGGTTGTAATTGTCCCACAAAGTTATCGGTGTTAATTGGTCATATACTAAGCATATGTCATTTGCATGGATTGATTGTTGACAATAATATAAACGAACTTTGTACGGCACGTTCGTTATTTACATCTGTACTAATAACTACCGTCAAAAATGTTATTAATATCATTAGCATTTACGACAACTTTAGTAAATCCAGTACTAAACGCACGTTATTCAATCGCGCATTATTCGATTGTGCGTTATTATGTGCACGGCTTAGTGCAGATTTTACCGAAGAATCGTTACACACACATAAATGCCAAAAAGATAATAAGCATGTATGTAGATGTGCTGAATTAGTGCCATACTTAAACAACGTTTGTGGTACTGTTGATACACGATTAGAAGATGTTATATACGTAGTGTTTGCTGTACCGCACATCAACCGAGTACCAGGACTCGTACAACTCGTTGCGTAAGCAATACTTAGCATTAAATTATTAATATTAAGTATAACATGGCATCGATAACTAATTATGAATTAGAACTTGCGAAAATAGTAAACGTTGCTGATATATACAAAGATATATCATTTACACAAAAACACTACATATACGCACTAAAAGCAATTAATACAAATTTAAAAAAAGAAAATAACATGCTTCGAGAAGAATTATTAAAATATGACCATTCATTTAATTTGGAAATTGATATAAATACAACAATCAATGTAAAACCAGAATATTATGTTTATATGAAAATACACGGGTTGCCGAAATACGGTGTATTCGAACAATTAAAAATGAAAAAAATTATAAATATACTTTATAATGCAACAGCATCCCAATCATCGTGATATATTGGTTTAAGTTTATCATATAATTTCAAATCATATTCATCGATAAATCGACGTTGTATAACTACCTCATATACATATTTTTCAAAAAATGAATCACTCATATTAAGCATTCCCTTATATCCAAACTCTTTTCCCCATGAATTTTCTATTTTCCAATCAGTTGTTTTATTACCATCTATATTAACACCGGTTAATATCATTGCATGAACTGATTTAGATATGTGAAAATCTAATTTTTCAGCTTTTGTGATATTTATGTATTCGATATTAAATATCTTATCCATATCATACAACGAATCATCGAGAGTATGTATGTTATTAATTTCATTCGTGTACATGTATTTTTGAACATCACATGAAAACCACACACTATAACCTTTTACAATGCTTATTCTTGCATATTCTTTCAGTTTATCGATAGGTAAATTATATAGCTTTACGGGGGATGCCCCAACAATGAACGGTAAAATATAATAATTTTTATTATATTCATATCTTTCTCTTGGATCATTAATAATATTTACATATTCATTCGAATTAAATTTAACATGTTTTTTCAAAAATGTAATTGGAGTTACTGTACTAATAGTGCGTTTAAGTGTGCTTACTTTTCGATTCTTAAAGCGTTTGTCTTTTTGTAGATTATCATACATTAATACGATATTATTAATCATCATGTCTTTTATTTCAGGTGTTAACATATCACTGATTTTCATTTTTTTAATTGGTTGATCATCTTCAGTATCACTGTCACTGTTAATATCATCACTATCATACTCGTTATTGTTTTTAGAAATAGCAAACGCATCCGTAATTGTATAATCCCAGCTAAATAATGTATTATTGGTCACAGATATACCCAATGAAATTTTCAATACATTAAAAACATCGCTTAATGCGCGCTGTTTTATTTTTTCCGGGTTACGATCTGTTCTAATTAGAACAGCATACTGACGCAATTTGTTTGATAATATACTTATTAATTCTTCAGTATAAAATGTATGTAGCGTTTCTCGACATACCGATTTAGGTATCAATCCATACTTATTAACTAAATTAACAAACGAGCCCCAATATCCACCATCTTGTATTGGTTCGGATAATAAGTTATATACTTTGTCATCATGTAAATCTTTTTTCTTGGTTTTTATTATTTCTGTCAAAAAATAATTAGCCTTCTCAAATATATCCCAAAAATACAAATAGCTTTCCGAGAATTCGAAATCTGGGGATAATCCGTATTTATTTATTATTGCACTTCTTAATAAATTCAGTGAAGAAAACATCCAGCATCGTCCAGACATGTATTGATTAGATACTTTATGGATCGTGTTAATAGTATGTGAGTATGTATTATTGTATTTTTTAATATTTGTGTCATTAACCGTTATAGTTGACGGTAGTGATGATGTTACTATATTTTGCAACAATGTGTTTTTAGAATCATTGTTATAATTATTTATTAATTTGCTTATATCTCGGTTAGTTAGTTCGGTCATTATATGTGTAATTTTCAATAAATATTCGAGAGATATCCGCAATTTATAAAAAAAATTGAAATATATATATGTATTGATTTTACATATATATATTTCAATTCATTTTAACGAATTCAAATCAACCACTAAGCATCTGCGAGATGTCAGGTTATCAAAGTGGAGGCGGTCGACCCCCATATGGAGGCGGGACGCATGGAAGTCAACCAAATTACGATTTTAGGTGTATAGATCGCCATGGGCACAGGACGTATCCGAGTGAAGCCAATTGGAGGCATTCGCGGGCACCACGCGGTATGCAGGAGGCGCATCCGAGTGGAATGCTTGCCGACGAGCCACCGATAGTATTCCAACAACCAGCAACTCCTTTGTTTGTGTCGAATTTTATCAAAACGTCCGAAAAGCATCCAATGGTCGCGCCTCGTAACGTTGGTGATCAGACAAGGTGTGTTGAATGTGTATATTGCCATAAACATATCATTGTGAAGATAGACGATAGCTCTACGGCAGCGTATGTGCATGCGCGGTGGTGTCCGGCTTGTATATACAAATGGAATATTAATGTCACTGATGAAACAACCCACGAATTGGCCATGCACATGTTCGGCACACCATGTCGCAATTGCGGTATGCCACACGGACAGTGTACATGTACGTGCACTAAGTGCGATGAATGTCCGTACATATGCAAGTGCGACGGTTCTTCGTTTCGTACATATGTACCCGAAAGTTCAAAATTTTGCGAAGAGCCGGCCGAGATTTATGCTTGCGATGCTTTGCCAGGCGATTGTGAAGGCAAAATTGAACGTGGACGATGGTACAAGGTAACGACTACATCCGGCGCCGAATGGTACTCGCATAGCAAGTACCCGCTTGAACGATACGCATATACGGAGGATTTAACGAATAAACGGTTGCGTCCGATTTTCACCGCCGATGGTGATTCGTTCAATTGTTGTGCGTTTTGCCATCGTTGCATTTTGTTGGGTGATGCCATATACTATAATGTCGACAAACATTTACGCGCATGTATAAAATGCATTCAATATCTCGATATTACTCAGTGCGATGTCGGCGAACCACACTTGATATCGAGATGTTTGCTTGAAAAACATCAGATAGATCACCGATTTACGCACCGACTTGGCCTTTTTTTTGAAGCACCGTGTACGGCATGTGGTGCTGTCGCCGGTCTGTGTACGTGTACGTGCGCAGAATGTTTACAATGCCCGACCATATGCAAGTGTGCAAACAGTCGCGTAAAATGCAGTGCCCAATGTAAATCCGACAAATGCAACTGGTGTGGTCGCGTTGACTGTGCCTCATGCAATGCATGTGTTTGTAAATGCGGTGACTGTTGCAAACCGGTTAAATTGTGTTTATGTGAACTGGCTAAGTTATCTCGGAAAGATCCCACGGAATCGCATACTAACCTATCGAAACGTACAAGGGATGTCCAATGCGCGATATGTAGCGTTGTCATCACGATCCCGCAATACAACGGCAAGTTTGCCTCTTTTATATACGCACGTGTGTGTAATAGTTGTGGACAAAAACATGGTATGTTAGATTCGAAACTCATCCCTACTTCATTGCATGCCGACGGATATGCCTTATTGAAAAGTAACATGTTTGGAGGCAAACAGTGTCGCATGTGTGGCGTGTTAGATGGACATTGTATTTGCAAATGCACGACGTGCTGGGAATGCTCGTTCACATGCAAATGCGAAAAAACAATGTTTACCACAAACAGTACATGTGGTAAGTGCCCCAGCCCGCTACAACGATGTTTGTGTGGGACAGTGCTTGTATGTGATGCGTGTGATGACCTCGCTAATGCGAGTCACGGGCACAAATGCAAACTTTGTCCGAACCAACGTACGTGCCCATGTGAAACAGGTAGCAGAGACCATGTAAGCACATGCCCGATGTTGCAACCGGACGCGTAAACCGATCGAAAATAATAATTTATTTTCGTTCGTTTAATCCGCAATAAAATAAGTTATAAATTACATATATTAATTTACGTAAATAATAAATAACATGATATAATAATGGAAGTATATCAAATATTTACAATTGTATGTATATTTGGAGCTGTAAACATATGTACAACCGTCGTCAAACACTATTACGAAAAAAAGAAACGCGATCGCGCGTTAAAAAAAATTAAATACATAGGATGTCTATACATTGCATCTATTGGATGTATTATTGGATATGATTGGTATATGCATAAAAATAAGAACGATATTTGCAAACAAGTTAATAAATTATGGAATAGATTGTATGACGGGTACGACAAACATAATAATATTAATGAAAAGCATATCGACAATGATGATTATAATGATATTAAATATTATCGAAAATAATTTGTTATGGTGCTGTTTATAGGACTGTCCAGTAAATATTTGTCGTATTACAATGCAACATAATGCATATACAACAGTATATTTGAACAAGCCCTATAACTGCGAATAGGAAGCATCAATACTTCGTATTGATACTCCGCAAGCGTGCGGATTTTTTCTCCATTTATTGTACAGGAGTAACCGCAATCAATAGTTGTTATATATTTACCATACACAAACACATATCAATCCATATCACTCGCGGTATCATACTGAAATGCG